TGCCAATAAATGTTCCCGACAGGCAGGTCGAGATCTGCGGCGAGTTGACGAAGGACATGGTCTTGCCAAGCCCTATCGTTCTTGTAACCGAAAACAACATCATTGCTCCGCATCTGAACCACACAATGTAGAGCACCGTCGCGGACCAGATATTGAACCGCATTGGTGCACATGAAGTCAGAACGGCCGTTCATGTCATAGTCATCCCACATGGTCGGACGGGTGTAGATCATCACGGCGCGGCGGGAGGTGTCTTGCCTTGCCAGCTCGGCCAGGACGTGATCGTATTGATGCCAGTTGTCCTCGGAGTAGATGCACCAACCATAGTTCGAGTTGATTTCACCTGTTTCGTCAGCGACCTGGGTCCAAATGGCCGGGGTCTTGCCAGGAATGTCGTTGACATTCAGAGACTCGGATTCGTACCAAGCAATTTCACGCCGGACATAATCCCAGTTGACCTCGCCGAAGATAGCTTCTTCATCAGCGATAAAGCTGGCGCCGATGATCTCAATCATCTTCACGCCAGTTTTATCGGTGACATACTGTTCGCGGCGGAGACGCTCCTTCAGGATGTTGCGGATGTCATTCGCGTCTAGGGTTTCGATAAACTCAGCCATTTCGGCCATCCGCAAATGTAGTTTGCGTTGCAGTCGTGAGAGACGCAATACGCGTGACGGCACTAGCTCTGTTGAACATATCACGCGTTGGATCTTGACCATCCATCTTGCCGCGGAGATACTCGACAGCAAACGAGGCGTAGTTGATCAGGTCCATATAGGTGTCTTCGATCGACTCGTAGTTGGGGTTGGTCGCGCCTTCAGCAGACTCCAAGAGACTCTGTGCCCGGTACATTTTACCTTGCATGATGTCATGAATGGAATCAATGCCGCGGCGGTAGTGCATCGCCTGTTTGACATTGCTATTGGGGTTTTGGTAGTCAGAGCCCTTTTTCTTCTGGACTGCTGCACATTCTTCAAGGACTTTGATAGACTCCTTGATTGGCTGGGCTATAGATAGACTCATGTGTGTTCCTTACATTGGGTAGTAGAAGCCATTATACATCGATTTTTTCAATTTGTACAACACTTCTTTAGCTGGGACCTGTTTAATAAATCGTAATGATATGGTATCACCTACAACGAAAGGCTTGGTTACACTGCGCTTATAGGCTAAAAAGGCGAAGTCATCTACAGAACGCCTAGCAACGCACTCTCTATACCATTCAAGCCTTCTCTGTTTGACTGTGAACCAGGTGCCTTTGACAACCTTAATATCAATCAGCTTGCCATCGACGATGATGTCATGCGCAAAGCTAAGAGGCTCTTGAACAACCCCTAGTCTCAGGAGCTCGTATTCAGCAATTAGGCAGTCGGCCGAGACAAGCATTTCTTTCTCATCTCGGCCGCCCGTGTAAAACTTCTGAGAAAGCTCATTGCGATAGTCTATAAATTCCTGAGTGATCAGAATGTTTTGCAGATGCTCATTGCAAAGGGCTTCTAGCGTGTTCATATTACTGTTCGAAAGCTTTGGCCATGAATCCGTGATTGTCGAGATGATTAGGAGCAACCCAACCCTCTGGCTTCATCAGATCCGGAAGGCCGAGTGGATTTGGGCGACCTGGTTTAATCCCGGCCTTCTTAGACATGTTGGCTGCATGGACTCGATCCCATGCTTCCTGCACATCAACATCAAAGAGATCGATGGTGCCAATGGCTACGACGCACAGGTCGATGCAGCCGTCGATGATTTCTTCGGGATCAAAATCTTCGTTCAGTGCTTTCCGCGTTTCGTCCAGCTCTTCTTGTAGAAAATCGATGCGGAACTTCAGCATGGCCCTTAGAGTTTCGGGGTCCATGTTCTTGACGGCGTCTCGGTGCCCGAATTTATCGTGCATTTCGTGGATGTCTTGTGGCCATGACTTCATTTGGTCTTCTTCTTTCTCTTGCGGAGGGCTGACTCAAGGTGGAACTTATTAGCCCGATCCTTAAAAGTAAGCCCGTTCAGGTGGTCGATTTCGTGTTGAATCACTCGAGCCGATAGGCCGCCGTATTCTTCGGTGACAGTCTCGCCATTCGGCTGAGTGTAGCGGATGCGGCACGTGGCCGGACGCTTAACTTTTACTGAGAGTCCAGGGAAGCTCAGGCAACCCTCAGGCATGACAACCTGTTCATCGGATACGTCCACGATTCTTGGGTTGAAGAAACACCGAATCTGTTCGCCGTTCATGACGAAGACACGGTGCGGAAGGCCACATTGATTGGATGCGAGGCCGAGACCCTTGTTCTGGATCATCGTCTCGGCCAGATCTTTGGCCAGTTGAACCGGATCGACAGGTGGATTCGAGAAGTCAAACCGCTCGAGTTCGGTTTTCAGAATAGGATCAGTTTCTGGAATCAGATTGAGGATCATGTTCTCGGCTTACTTTCATAATGCCGTGACGTACAACGCGCTCAGGCAATGGTTTAGGTGAATGCTTGCGAAGGTCCAGAACCGGAATGCAGTTCGCTTTCAGGCGTCTGACCATGTCAGCGGTTCCGCTCGTGCCTTTGAAGGCGATCCCAGCATCAGGGAAACCCTCATCAATCATTTGCTGATTTCTGAGAGGGCCAGCAGCCTTCTTGTATCTATCCCAGTCGGCAGGGAACTCGAAGCATTTCACACCTCGTTCCTTGGCCCATTCATAGGCCAGCGTGTCAGCGCCACGAGCCATGCCTGAGATGATCTCTAGCTTGGTATTCTGACTATAACACTGGTCCAAAATAGAGTACACATGTTCTTTGTTAGTGTAATCACGACCGCCGCAAACTAGGATTCTCATGGTTCGTAAACAACCGGTTGGAAGTTAGTGCTCTCTTCCTCAATGATTTGAGAAATGATTTCCCAATCACCTCCACCAAAACCTGCTCCGATCTTAGGCATCGCAACGCGATGAGGTGGAGATGAGAACATACCAGCTCTTTTATTCAAGAGCTGCATACACCACCTAACAGCTTCATAGTCGACGTATTGCTTGCCGTCACGACCATAGAACTCTTGAGTGATCATATTAGCGATCATCTTATCATCGCCCTCTGGATCCACATTTGTGAAGTGAGTGCAACCAAGAGGATTTCGGCCAAAAGCTCTTGTCTCGTCGATAAATCTCTTATAGCGCGGAAACACTTCAGGCCACTTGTCACGAATGGCCTTGGCCACGCCGGATCCCATCACGCCTTGGGCATTACAACCCTGAGCGATGATCGATTCTGAAGCATCTGTCACGCTTCCTTTGACGTACTCAATCTTCATCGTCTTCTTTCAGAAACTCATTGTAAAACTGATCATACGCCGGGTCAATGCCTACCACTTCATCCAGGTTGTCCCAGTCTCTAGCCTGGAAAGCACTGACGAGTTCCACGTACATGTTATATCTGGTGTCGAAATCTGGTACGTGGAATTGCACCGTCTCGATCACATGTTCAAATAGCGTAGTTCCGCTGGACCAACCCATTATAATTCTCCTAGTGTTAGATGCTTGTCACGGTAAACTGATCATCCCAGACGTTGAGGTCCGAGTCGAAGAGTTTCTTGACGTTGTAATCCAGAACATAGGTCGTGGCGTAGTCCTCTGGGGAACGCACGGACCGGCCGATGCCCTGGATGATCTTCTTCAGGGTCATGAGCTTGTAAATGTCAGGGTACTTGTCGGCGATGTGTTTCATCCGCTTCTCGCCGAGGCTCGGGAACGGAGCTTTCAGGATAATCTGGAACCTGGATGCATCATCTGCGAAATCCAGACCTTCGAAGATGGAAGGGCTGATGAGAACTGCTGGCTTCTGATACGCCTTGAACTGGTCGATCAGTTCGCCGATCTTGTCTCGACGGGTATGAACGAACACCCGGGATGATCTGTCCGTAATACCGTTGGCCATTTGCTCAGCCACCTTAAACGACGGCACAAGGATCAAGCCCTTCTCGCCCAACTTAGCATGTGAGCCCACGATGGAGCTGCACTGCTGGGCCAGTTCCTTGATGACTTGATCGTCATTCATAAGACCGTAGTTCAGACTACGACGGCCAACGAAGACGATCTCTTTGTTGGCGCGATCAAATACCGGCGGCAGTTTCACAAAGCCGACAGTGCTTGGATCCAGCTCAAGAGTGTCGATGATGTACTTGTCGGAGATAGTCGCCGACATGAAGAGGTTCCGCTCACCCAGGATCTTATCTGCCATCTTGCCGATGAAGACAGGCTTTACAGAGATGGCTTCTTCCGTTTCAATGTATTCAAAGACGTGATCGTAGTTATAGGCCAGAAGATCGCCGATCTTGCACCCGAGATTGAAGTACTTCTTGCCGAGTTGCTTGGTCTTCAGTGCGCTGACCAAGGATTGGTTCTCAGCGTGTTCTTCAAACTTAGCAGACAGACTCTTATAAACGTCCAAGAGTTCTCGGAGGACCTTCATATAGTTCTGCTCAGTGATACCTTTATCTCTCAAGAGACGCTTGATGAGGTTCATCTTCTTGACCTCATCTTCAACAATCACGCTCAGAGCTTGATTGGACTCATCTGCATAATCCGTCAAGCGTTCCACTGAGAAGTAGATCGCATTGTGGTCGCAGAAGACTTCGTTAAGGGTGTGAGCCTCGTCGAATACAGTCAGTGGCCGGTCATCCAAATGATTGGACCACATCTTGGAGATGAAATAATAGGAATAGTTGGTGATGAGATTCTGCGTCTCATTCCTCAGACCCTTAGCCTTCTTGAACTCACACTGCGAGCAATAGCGGAGCTTCATAGGATCTGGAAGCTCATCAAACGAACACGACTCGCCATTGGCGTTCTGGTCGTTCGTGAGTTCAGCAAGAGCGGAACATGGATAGTTGCCCGCACCCTTGATCTGATAAAACTCTCGGTTGTCAAAATGGCCGAAGGTGTCGGCGTACTGACGGACGAGAGCGTTGTTTTGCATCAGCGTGAATGCTGTCAGCGGATCTGTGACCCGGCGTTGGAAGCATTTGCTGATTGCGGCAGCAATGATGGACTTACCCGTTCCGGTATCGGCAGAGAGGACGACGTGTCTCTTCTTATGATCGAAGAACTGTTCGAGAACCAGATTCACAGCCTCTCGTTGGCCTGCGCGCGGGATAATCTTCAGTTCGGTAAATGCTCTGTCGACTTCGGTCTGATATTTCATGAAATCCTTGCGGTGAAAATAATGCTGCAGTATGGGTCAGGACCTTCATCCTGCCTGCTGTAAAATTCGTCGTTTTCGACTAGAACTTGAAACTGATCATCGTAGAGGTGCTCTACTTTGTAGCGAGCACCATCCGCGATTTCTTCTAAAGCTTTGATAACCTCACTTAACAGTTGGGTAGTCATCGGCCGTGATCTCCGTGGTGGCCAGGTTAACAAACCTGACATTAAATGGAAGAGGAATAATCCCGGCGGCAACTAGCTGGGTCATCATCTTGACAACATCAGGTCCAACCAGGAAGATGTCATCATATTGCCGACCCCAATATTTAGGGAACTGAAGCTTGGGGTTTTTCAAGAACAGAGCGATGTCAGCTTCGTCCATCATTAGGGTTCGGCCTTCAACAGCAACCCTACCCAATGCATGGAGGACGAAGGTCTTACCGCTTCGGCGGGGACCTTCGATTATGGTAACAGTTACAGACACTAAACCTCCATGTACTTGATAGCAGCGCCAGGCAGTTGGCCCGGATAGCCGTAGGGATTGCAGACGATTTGCGTTTCCCCGATGGTGTAATCCTTCTGGCAGTGCATGTGCCCATGAATCCACAGACGTGGACCACGCTCGTACGCCAGCCGGTTTCCCCAGTTGTTGGCATAAGCCGCATTCAGGGGAGACCCGAGGAAATCCTCGTCGATGGACTCGGCAGCCGGGGCATGGTGAGTCACAACGATGGTCTTGTCCAGAAGACCGACTTGCTCACGGTGCCACAGCACGTCCCAGATATATTGGGATGCGAGATTGTGCTCGTGCAGAATGTCCGAAGACAGAAGCCGGCGATATGCACCGTTCTTGGTATCGTGGACCTTGATCCGACGGAAGTCGTTCAGGCCCTGTTGAGCATGAAATGCCGCCAGATGAGGATTGCCGTCCAGATTGTAATCGGTCCAGCATGTAGCGCCAAGGACCAGGAAATCGCCAACGGAAACCGCAGCAGAATCCAGGAAGAAGATTTCGGGGTTTTCATAGGTTCCGAACTCGACTTCATAATCGCCGTAATAGCTCAGCAAACACAGGTTGGTTTGGCGCTTGGCTTTGTCCAGGCGGTTGCCGTAATATTCGTGGTTCCCGTGGACGAGGACAATGTTTTTTGCATGTCCGTTGGCGATCTCGATAGCGCGGTCAACCACGCGGTTGGCCTTGTCGATGTCGCCTGCAAGCACAAGCAGGTCCACGTCCTGCGTGAGAAGAACGGGGACCTGCGAGTTGAACTCGTGGTGGGTATCACTGATGAGGGCTAGTTTCATAATTCAAATATACACTATTGGGATAATGTGTACACCGTTTATCGATACAAATCGAAGATCTTTTCATGAATCTGCAGAGCCATCGCCGGCGGAATATTGAGGCTCTGCGCTATTTCAAGAAGCTGAAAAGCCGGAAGTTTTTCTGGGATCTCAGCCGTCTTGGTCTTGAAAATAGCAAGAGCCCTTTCAACATCACGATCTGTCAGCCCGGTTCCGTGATCAATCCGGACCAATGGTTGATGCCATAGGAAATCTGAATCGTCATCAAGAATCAGAAAATCCTTGAAGGACCAATATTCCGGACCAAGGTTACGCTCGAGCCATTCTTGAACTTCCAGGCCTCGGATTCCACCGAGACGCTTGGTTTTCCAGTCATCGTGGATTCGAGGACCAACCACATCACCAAGTCTCTTAGACATGAAGTCCTTAGAGCATGTAATCCTCCAAGTCGAACTGATGACGATCTGTGCATCCATTACGAGAACGAGTCTCTCTAGCTTGTCCAGATTTTCGTCATCCACAATGTACGGCGCCTCAGCACGAGCTTTATGGGATTCCCAGTCCATTCTCGTGTTGTTGAGGACTCCGTCCATGTCTAGGAAGATGATAGGTTGCATAATCACACCATTGTGCTGAAGTTTTTGGTCTTCTGGAACCTGATAGCTGAGTGGAACTTGTCGTATAGGTTCTCAGATTTGTGGGAGATGACGAACACGTTAGTGTCGTGATCGAAGTTGTGTAGGATCTTGATTAGCTCTTCTGAGCCGTTGGTGTCCATGGAGGAATCGAAAACTTCGTCCAGAACAAGTAGGTTGGTAGCGGCTGAGTTCCGGAGGCGGGCAATTGAACGCCAAGTGAATAGCAATGCCAAGTCGAGGCGACTCTTTTCACCTTCTGAGAACGAGTTATAGCTGAACTCATCTCGGAAGCGACTCTTGATAACCTCGTTAAATTTCTCATCCAGTTCAAAGTTCACGAAGAAGTCCATAGCAGCAAGATATTTGTTGACCAGTTTGTTGATCACCGGAATATATTGCTTTACGATCTTGGTCTTGATACCGCCGTCACGAAGCATGGCGTAGGCCAGCTCGTAGGTCGAACGCTGCTTCAACAGAGACTCACGGCGAACACTAAGTTCAGCAGACTCATCATGAAGTTTGATCAGGCCAGCAGCATCTGCGTCAGTGCCCTTAACCTTAGTTTTTAGCTCTTCGATTTCTTTACGATACGAGGCAATAGAACGATTGACGGCCTGCAGTTTGATTTCCAAAGTATCGCACTCTCTGCGAGTCTTAGTAATCTGGGTTCTGATTACATCGGCTTCTGCGATTTTTGCATCGAGGTCGGCAATGATCGTTCCCATCTCTGCAAGAGCTTCTTCAAGTGCATCGATTTTTTCTGTTCGTTTGGCGACATAGTCTTCTTTGAAGCCAACGTCAATTTCTTGCGTGCACGTTGGGCAAGAATCGTTGTCATGGAAGAATGATATGTGTTGCTGATGGCTGTTCCTCTTCTGCTCCAGGTCGGTCCTGGTAGCAGCGAACTTATCTCTCTTGGCCTTGATAGTGAGGTAGTCGGCGACCAAAATCTCTTGAGCAGCAATCGATGAGGATATATCCTGGATCTGTGTCTCTAGTTCTTGGGTCTCATCAATCAGAAGATTGACCTGTTCCAGTCTTGACCTAATGATATCGTCGTTATTCTGACGAATGTTGGCCAGGTTTTCCTTGTACATCTTGACCTTTTCATCGACCAGTTTGACGTCATAGGAGTTTGCGGTAATGTCTGTCTTATTTTGTGAGATACGTTCCTTCAGAAGGATCGACATCTTAGAGAAGATCTGGATATCGAGAAGATCTTCGATGATTTCACGACGATGGTGGGCCGGAAGTTGCATGAACGGAGTGAAGTTGGCCGTGCCAAGAACCACGACCTGACAGAAAGACTTGTGGTTCAGCTTCAGGATGTTCTTTTCCAAGATCTCCTGATACTCACGGACGTCTGAGGTTTGGTTTAGGAGCTTACCATCGGCGAAGATTTCAAAGATGGCCGGCTTGACACCACGGCGGATCAGGTATCGTTTGGTTCCGATAGAGAACTCGACTTCAACCAACAGCCCTTTACCGGTAATCGAGTTGACTAGTTGCGGCTTGTTGATGTTACGGTACGGTTTCCCGTAGAGTGCAAAAACGATTGCCTCAATGAACGTTGATTTGCCAGACCCGTTCTCACCCAGAATGAGGGTGGATTTAGAACGGTCTAGTTGGATTTCCGTAAAGGCATTGCCAGTAGAAAGCAGGTTCTTCCAACGGACGGTGTGAAAGTTGATAAGCAAGTGCTACTCCAAACTCAGGGCTTCAACGTACAGGGTCGAGATGAGGGACTCAAGTTGGAGTGCCTCTGTCTCTGGAACTTCCATGGCCGCAATGTACGATTTCATAATGGTCAAGGTGTCTTCAGCTTCATCGATGAGTTCTTCATCGGACTCCAACGAGAGGTTCAGATTATCCTCGACGGTCTTAACGTCCAGCACTCCGGTCTTCTCGAGCTTGTCGATAAACATGTCGAACCAATACGGGTTGGTCTTGTTTTTGACAATAACCTTCACGTAGGATCCGTCCAGGTCCGTGGGTACGGTCGTGGCCTGTTCCATTGTCTTGTTGGCGTCATCGTAATAAATCTTACGGAACATGCGATGAGGGTTCTCAATGAACGTCAGCTCACGAGTAGCCGTGTCGAACACGTGGAAGCCCTTCGGGTCGTTGTAGTCCGACCACGTCATCTCATACGGAGCGCCGAGATAGTTGATGTTACGGTTCCGGCTTCTGTGATGGAAGTGGCCGGACATGACGAGATCAAACCTGGAGAAAATGTCCATGTCGAAACCATGATCAGACACCGCACCCTTGTGCATCTCGAAGCCAGTGATTTCCAGGTGACCCATCATCACCTCGGCCTTGGTATCCCGCATAGCGTCCATACACTGGGTTTGGTTCCCGGAATTAATCCATGGCATCATCAAGATCTTGAGGCCGTCGAATTCAAGTTCAGTAGGGTCGGCGTACCAGTTCAGATTGGGGTGTTTGTAATCATGGAAAAGCTGGTCCATCACGTTCACGGCGTTTGTGTTCTTGAACATCACGTCGTGGTTACCGAGGATGACGTGGAAGTTCAGGTTCCTCTTCATAGCCGGATCGATAACGTCCTCCCTGAGGTTTTTGGCCGTCAGGAAGTTAATGTATTTGCGGCGGTCAGCAATGTCGCCAAGGTGGATGACGGTATCGATGCCGTGCTTATCGATGAAGGGATAAAACTCATCCCTCCAGAACTTACGTTGGAATGCAGCGAAGTTCTGGTTGTCCCCACGCACACCGGCGTGGGTATCGGTTACAAGTGCGATCTTCAAGCGTTAAGCCCTCTTGCCATCATATTTGCGAATGGCTTTATCGGACAGGTCACGGATCTGTGTCAGAACGTAGCGGGTATTCTCTCGCTCGTTCTTTGGGACCGATGAATCCAAAAGCTTGGTGATATATTGTTCTACGATAGCCGGAATCATTCTGGCACCTTTTCCTCTTCTAGGTCGAGAAGGGCATCCAGCCCGACCTTCTTTTTGGCGGCAGACGGCTTCTTCTTTTCGAAGAGCTCTTCTAGAGCCGCCATCTTTTCTGGGTCATAGGTTAGTTTGACTGCGTCAAACTGCCCATCACTGCCCTCGCCATTCTCAACAAGGTTGTTGAAGACCATGTCGTGGTTCATCACCTTGTGTTTGATGTACGTTTGCTTCTTCTCTTTCTGGATCCTGCGCAGGAATGCGTAGTAGATGATCTGCGTGAAGTAGGCGAACGGGTTCTTGTATTTCTCGGGGTTGAAGTTGTCGATGTACATGAGGCAGTTCTCAATACCGTCACCGATCATTTCTTCCTTGAACGAGTAGTTCATGAAGTTTGGTTTGCGAGCCAGGTTGGTTGCGATCAGTTTGATGCACTCGCCGATATACTCAGGCACACGTGGTCTCAAAGTTCCGGCGGCCTCAGCCTCACGCACTGCCATCTTCCATTCGAAGAGTTTGGCGTGCATCTGCTTGTTGTTTACGTAGTGGTTCTTAGCTTTGGCCATTAATGTATCGGTCCTTCTGGGAAGTGACATGTTTCCAAGATGTGTTTGTAGATTTCCTGCTTGGATTCAGGGGAGGCGGCGATCTCGCCGGTATTAATATCCATGAACCCGTTGAGCATGTTGATGTCTCGCAAAAGATCGGCGGACAGGTCGGGGTTCATGTTGTTTGAGACCCACAGGGAGATGAGAGCATAGTACTCGAGCATCTCTGGGGTTGGTTCGATTATGGCCGCGATGGCGCTCTTTCGGATTGACATGCGATCCCAGTTACCGTACAAACTGAACTTCATCAGCTTGGACTTGGGGTTCATAATGTCGCCGTCGGAAACCAGTTCGATCGGATTCTTAATATCCAATGTAAACAGTTTCCATTTAATGTACACAGCAATTATCTCTTCACCGGTTACTAATTTGAGAATTACTGGTCTTGGCTTCATGACATATCCACTGGGTAAATGCGATAGTTGTGCTCTTCAGAATCGTATTGCTTGAGGCGTTCTTTGAAATGTCCCAAGGTGTGGTTTTTCTTGTTCTTCCAACTCAGGTCATCTGCGATGTCGATTAGCTCTGCTGAGTTCTTCTTCTTAGATACTCTTAGCATCCTTCCGATCGACTGGAGATTCCGAATCCGGCCCTTAGACGGGCTTGCAAAGATGAGGTAGTTGAAATTCTTGACGCTCATGCCTGTGGCCGATGTGCCGTACGAGGCCACGGTAATCGAGTCTTCGACTTCATCGACCTCTTTACGAATCACGTTTCTGGCATCTCCGCCAACCCCACCATCGATGTAGTGAACCGGGCGATCAGTAGCAGCCTCGATCAGATCCCTAAGAACCTTACCTTGCTTCTCAACGAAGCGGTAGAGAATCAGGACGTTGCCGTCCAGCGACAGGGCCAGGTTCCGAATGAACTTGTTCCGCTTCTCATTGGTGACAACCCAGTCTAGCTCATCGGCATAGGCTGCTTTCGAGAGAACCTTCCGGTCGGCGTCGCCCCATTTCAAGACAACGCATTTGATCTTGAGCTTTGCAGCGTATCCCTTGTCGATCATCTCCTTCGTGGTGATGACTTTCTTCATCGGGCCGAACAGGCCGCGGAGAACCAGTTCGTGTGTCAGGCTTCCGTCCAGGGTTCCAGTGCAACCAAACCGGTGCGGAGTGTTCTCTGCCTTCTCGAGGATCGTTGTGATCGATTTAGCATCGGCAAGGTGGGCCTCGTCCACCATGATCATACCGAACTGGTCGAAGAAGCTCTTAGGCATCTTGGTCAAGGATTGCCAGGTCGATACCCAGATTCCCTTCTCTGAGATCTTGGACACACCGGCGGACACCGCGTGAATATCCTCAGGATCCGCCCCGTACTCTTCGAAGTCTCCCTTCATCTGACCGACCAGGCCGATCGATGGGGTGATGACCAGAACCTTGCAGTTGTAATACTTGGTTAGCAAATAGATGATCAGGGATTTGCCGGATGACGTAGGACTGAGCAGGAGCGCTCGGCCTTCACGGACGCAATGGGCGAATCCTTCGAGCTGGTGTTCACGACTCTCGATGTGCTGGGGAAGCCCCAGGGAATTCGCAAAGTCTTCGGCTTCTTTGAATGAGAACGGTCTCGGCAGAAGTTGATTCTCGATCTCCACCTCGTACTCACGCACATGGGCAAACTCTTGGATCTTGTTGATCAGACCGCCGTAGATGACCTTACCAAACGGATTGAAGAGTCGGATCTTCCCATCCCAGGCACCGGATCTAAACTTCGGCATGAACTTGTAGCCAGGCACGTAGAACGAGAAGTAGTCCTGCAGCTCTGCGGCAATACCGGCATCACATTGGACTCTGCAATGAACCTCGTTCAGCTTGGTGATGGTAATCGTTTCAGACATTACGCTCCGACTTTGAATTTTTCCCAGTCGATGATGGATTTGACTTGGTAACCACGGTTGACAATCTGTTTGATGATCGCCTCCAGGTAATCAACCTTCTCGGACTGGGCATACATTTTGAGATTCAGTTTGATGATGTCCTCATCCGTGTCGATGTACTGGGGAACATCTGATTTGAGAACTTTGCCAATGGGAGGCAGCTTCCAGTGTGCTGGTGTCTCAGGGCTAGGGCCCTGAGAATAAAACTCAAACTTTGCCAGCCTGAGTGATTTCATCTCCAGCTCCATGGTCCGGTAGCGATATCTTTCCTGGGAGAAGATCTTGAAATATTTATTGTGGAGAATTGGAATGTCTTGGGTAACTCTTGAGAGTTCAGAGATGTCCAGCTTGGCATCTTCCTCCCACATTCTACTTATGTCTTCGAATTTCATTCACAGTTCCCAATCATCTACTGAATTCCACTAACGTATTAGTTAAGCACAGCACCATTATACACGAACCGGCGCATTTGTACATTTAACGTTTCGTAATTTTTAGTTGAGTGCCTTAATCTCGAAGTCACGAATCTTGAAGGTTACTGAAGCGGCCAGGTACTCAACTTCATTATCTTGAGAATTCATCCTGATTCCTGACAGTGCAATAGGGAACATATCAATGAAGGTATACTCCATCGTAGGTTTGCCGCTGTTGTTCAAGATGATTAGATGCGCGTCAGAATAGATTCCGTCGCCATCTACTGCAGCCAATGCGGTACCATACTGCTCGAACGAATTAGGGAAAGTTATACCTTTGATCCAGTTCAACATTTCCATGTAGTTTACGAGGTTTTCATCGATCTTAAAGCTAACCGACACATCTCCATAAACTAGCTTGTCAGGACTGAAAGCCTGATCCATAAATGGAGTTGGAACCATTGCTACGCCCGTCATAATGTCAGGCGTGGTGACCTCAAATGCCATAGCAGAGGTCATAGGTGCTTTCTTGATGCTCAACCCGAAGCCGAGCTGGGAGAGCATGTTTGGAACGCCTTCGATCATAGTTGTATTCCCTGATTTCCTACCTTATTTATGACGCGTAGAAAAAAGGGTCCGGCGCTTCACAGCAACCGAACCCGGGGAGTCAACGTATATAGAATGCTTCAGCGGGCAGAAGGTTCCAAATATTTTTCGAAACCTTGAAGATTTCTATCGGACATAACCGCCCAATAGGATTCACGAATACCATTGCAGAAAGATTGATCCGTGGGATCGGGCCCTTCCGGATACGGAATAGGAAAGCGATCAGCCGGCGCACATTTTTCGTCGTACACTGTCATGATCGCAGCAAGACCGCGCTCGTGCTGTTCTTGCTCGATCTTGTATCTGAAATCTGGGTCATAACAACCCGTGACGAACAGGGCGGTACCGTAGATGAGAATGTTACGAAACATATGGGTCACTCCTCGATGTCCCGCTTGTCCTTCTTGCCCTCACGCTTGTTCTTCTCGCGGGGCTTCTTGCCACGGGCATCGAAGCTGTATCCGTAGGATTTCTCCCGGTGGAATCGTTCGAACTTGGGAAGGTCAGGATCTTCGTAAACGAAGTTATCGCGATCTTTAGACATTACGCATAAGGGCTTTCTTAGTTGTTCAGACCAGCACGATAGTGCGGATCACGGCCTCATTGGCCTTGGCGGCAGCACGGCGATCGATGCCGTCCTGAATGTATTGGTCGTAGGCAGTCTGCGTCGGCTCGTAGCCAGCATCTTTCAGGATGCGCTTGACCGTGGCGCTGACATAGCCTTTCGACTTGAGAATGGTCACCGGAGCCGCACCGCGGCCGTTGTCGTAGAGGTTGAAATATTCCTCAACCGTGAAGTGTTTGATCAGGAAGCTGACGAATCCAGCTTTATCACGGCTGCAGTATTTGAACCGGGCGACGAAATCCTCTTCAGGACCGTAGGTCAGGTACCCACCATGGTATTGGAACTGGTCACGAACGAACTTGGTCATAGCTTGTGTCCTTGCTTACATTCCCATAATAAGCTATCTGACATTATTGTACAATAAAAAATGCGGCTTGGGCTATTTTTTGATGCAAGGACGCATGGCCGTTTCAAAGGCCACTATGAGACGGATAGGCGGGTCGGCCGTGGTGTTCAAAGCTTCAACTAAATCATTCATGGCTTTGCGGCCATGGATGAAGGGCCTCAGAAAATCAGGAGGGCTATAAAACACCTCTCCAGATTCTGTTTCGATGATCAGCCGACCGCTCCTCTTGATGAGGCGATAAGTCACTGTATGATGTTGGCCTTCTTGGTGAAATAGCCACAGGCCCCGCCGTACGGGTCTACGATCTTCTTGCCGGCCAAGAACTCTTGAGCCTTCTCGGCGGAGTAGATACCTCGAAGCATATTCTCAGGCTCGCGAAATGGATGGGAGAAGTCGTCCCGCTCCCAAATCTCAACAAATTCTGTCATGGGTTGATCCTAAAAGTGAGTTCGAAATACCCGCTGGAAAACAACCCGGAAGTTGCATATGCCGCCGGAAAGATTGCTTTCATGTGTTCACGGACACGTGCTCGATCTTGCCAAGAGCGTGGAGGGCCCGCCTTCACGTTTTTGCTGGAAAGTGAAAGATACTGCTTACCCTTTCTACTTTGGATTTTAACGTTGAAGCCGAACGATCGGTGCGCCTTGGCAACGCGGTCAAGAAATTCCTTACTGTAT